ATGTGGGCGTACTTGCTGTGTACTTAGATAAACTCATTGCCCGTTATTTTGTTGTTTAATTTTTTCTGCGAGTTCACGCATTCTTTCAAAAAATTTTGATAGTCCTGGATTACTAGCCATGATAATATATTATAAAAAAGGGGGAGGATTACCTCCCCCTTCTTAGGTTAATGAAATCTAACTACTAGTTGTTAGCAGGCTTCGGGCAGTCTACAGACCCTCCGAGAGCTCCTACGAATGATTCGTAGCTACATCCTGCACCACTTGGAATCAAGAAAACATATCTGATTTCTTCTCCCATTCTGCGGCTTGCAGTACCAGCGTATGGATTTCTTCTCAACTTAACTGTGAACTTATCGTACTGAGTACAAGGGTCAAGTTTAGTTTCGAATCCGCTTAAGTAACCTTCAGCGTAGCTTCTTCGTGGAGAAATTCCAGCGAAGTACTCAGCAGAAGCTTTCTCTTGCTTCGCATAGTTGATACCCCATCCAGTTCCGTCAAAGTCTCTTTCGTGACGAGTGACTTTAAATGGAGTTGTTACAAATTGGTAACCTTCTAAGAGGTTTGCAGGTGCTTCACCACCAGAAATTTGGATTTTAACTCCTTTAGGAGTGAATGTTCCAATTTGGTCAGCAAGCATTGCTGGAGGACACAAGAAAGCGTTCTTAGCAACGAATTTGATACCACATTCACAATCATCTGGGAACACTCCACCGATACCTGTTATAGTAAGAGTGATTGTACCTGTTGAAGATGTAGCAAATGGTGCTAAAGCAATGTTAATAGTAATAGTATCTCCTACTGCATAACCTGTTCCTCCGTTTGCTAGAGCTACAGATGTTACAGTGTTACTAGTAGCATCAAGTTCAACTTTTACCTTTGCTTGTGTACCACTACCACTTGTAGAAACAAATGCTGCAGAAGAGCCTTGAGTTAAAGTTTCAGCACCTGCTGAACCTCCGTCAGAAGCATTTACAGAAAGAGTACCGTTTGCAATAGAGAACGAAGTGATTTCAGATGCACCTACAGTTCTTTCAGACCAAGCAGAAAACTCATAGTCATCTGGCATAGCTGGGAAAATTGGGTCTGGCTGTTCACAACCTTCACATACAGGTTCAGAAGTTAATGTACCGTCAAAACGTGCTCTACAATCTCCGATATTAGCAGCGTTAAGAGTTACACTTAAATCAGGATAGATAGCTTGTAACTCAGCTAATTTAGCATTAGAAGCAGTAGTCTTAGCCGCTGGTGTAGCGAAAGGACCACAATCTAAGTCTACATCAAGCTCAATTGTTTTAGAGAAAATATCACAAGTTTTACCTGTAGACCAAGCAATAGTTGAAGATACACCGTCAGTGTCAGATACGCAAACGTCAGAACTTTGTCCTTTGTCTACTACTTCAAGTTGTGCAGCATCACTGATACCTGGTGAAGCGGCTGATGCAATTAATTTTGTAATAACATCTGTTCTGCTAATATCTCCGTCTGCAACAATAATATATACTACACTGTCGAGGTCGCCAGAGGCTCTACCTACATCAGTTACATTTGCTAAACTTACAGCTGCAAGACTTTCAATAGCAGTTTTCACCTCAGCAACAGTAATTGTGTCTACTGGTAGTGTTACCTCAAATACATGGCCTCCTGTTACTTTGCTATATCCTGTTGGACATAACTCACAGTCAAGAAGAACTCTGTTAGAAACAAGTCTCTTAGCTCCACTTGGCTCAAGTGTATAAGTTTCAGTAGGAGCAAATGCAGCTGGTGCACCTCCTGCCTTAATGATTTGATAAGTAGACTGTGTACCATTTCTTTCAATTCTCTCTACTACAGTTCCATCATCATACTGAGATTGAACTTTAGCAAGAGCTTGTCCTGTTCCATCATCACACAACTCTAGTGTGTAATATACAGTAGTACTTGAAGGTACTAAGTCTGGAGTACAAGAGTAAGTACCGATAACGTCTACTAAGTCACCTACTTTGATAGATGCTCCTGTTCCTAAATCAGAACCAGCACGAAGTTCGTAAGTTCTAATATCTTCTACCAAGTCTCTTACGATAGAAGTACAAGAAGTATTAGCACATGGGTTAAGACAGTTATCGCAAGCATCAGGAGAGCCTGAGAATACGCTGAATTCCATATTTGCAACGCCATCTCGGAAACCGAGGTAAGAAAGTTGCTCACCGAATAGTTTCAATGAAACTGTAGTAGCTTCATTTTCTTTTAGTTGAATACCAGTGCCAGCTGTACCATTATACCCTAAAGTTATTTCAGAATATACAGGAGCTTTTGCTGTGTCAAAAGTTACATCGAGAACGTCCTCTCTAGTAAAAGAGATAGTTGAGAAGTTCTTGTTAGTCATACCACCAGCATCCTGAGTTCTTCCTGTACCTACTTGAAGTTGGAATAACTCTTTTTTGCCGTATCCATCCATTTCAGATACTGCTTCTACACCTCGTGCAGTTGCCCCTGCCATTCGGAAGAGACCAATTTGACCATTTGCTAAGTCTCGGGAACCTCCCGTAGACTTTACTACATTATCGGTACCCAGGTCAGAAAGTACCATCAAGCGTGAATACGCTGAATTGTGTGAACGTGAATTCATGATAAAAAAATTTAATTGTTGTTAATAATCCTGTCTTTGTTAATTGTTACTAAATTGGCATCGCCATAGTTTCTAAAAAATGATTCGGCACACATTGAAATAATTTTGTTGACCCACCAATCTGTGCCCTCTGGGTCTATATCTGTAGATGCTGTTCCATCTATGTCTATGTATCCTGAAATATCAATAGGTTTAGGGAATCTGTAGTATGTGACGATTCCTCTCTTGATAGTGAAGTCTTTTGTATAGACATTCAGGTTGTTGTTACCTATGTAATAAGGTGACTCTCGGTATCTTATCGAAGGAGCATTGTTAGCATCAATCGCTAACTGCTCTTGGTCAAAGTTTTTAATTTCGAACAAACTTAATCGGATGTTTTTGCATTCTGAGGTATCTACGTATGCGTAAGCACTTGATACTTCAAACCAATCATCGTTTAAGTCTAGAGGCACTATATTATCTATAGCAGATAAAGGTAGAACGTTACTATCCACTACCAAAAACTCCTCAGCGTTGCTTAAGTCAGCATCATTTCGGAAGTCCAGGCTGTAATCAAGGTATCTGATTTGCTCCTCATTGTATAGGAGTACAAACCTGTCTTTGGAAGCTACTATATTGTTAGAGCTTAAGTTCCTGTTTACTTTAGTTAGAAATCTTAAGTATGCTTCCTGTACCTTCATTATTCATTTTGAATTTTCTCAAGCAGTTCTTCATTACCAACTTTAGTAAGAGTAAGATAAGCTTGTTGAGTAGTTCTCCCTAGTTTTTCACCTTCAAAGTAGAAAGTGCCGTCCTCTTTAATAATTCTTCTTCTTTTTACAAAATCACTAATTCTATTTTTAATTAGAACTTCTTCGTAATCAGTATTCTTCATTGTTTGAAGAAGATAATCTAAATTTCTAACGTCTGCAATCCATCTTTCAAGTAAAGAAAGCATAACGCCTTTTGTTGCACTTTGACCTCTTCGCAATGCTCCTACGTATTGTAAGTATTGCTTCAACTTGTCGGAATCCTTTTTGTGCATGTTTCCGAACCAAGTCATAACTTCTAGTTTCTTTTCAGAAGTTGAAGTTTGTTCTGTTTCAGTTTTAGTTGTATCTACAATTTGATACAATGAACCGTTATATCTTGGATTACTAGCATCACACTGAGGGGTTATTTGGCCTCCTCGGTAAGCTAGGAATAGCTTGAAGTAGTTATTCATATCACTGGTATCAACAATAGTGTTATGAGATAAATCAAGCCCACAGTGCTCAGAAGCTAAAAAGTCTTTTTCTGTTCTTGTAGGATTAGTCTTAAGATAATTAGCAAGTTTAGAATCGTACCATTTGATAAGATTAGCTCTTTCTTTAAGAACTTTAGAAGCTTCAGCTTCCCCTTTACCTGCAAACTCTACTGAGTTTTCATCGAAACCAGTGTCATAGCGACCTGTTTCAGGGTCTCCTACGAATAAACATCTTGCAGGCTCCGCTGTGTACGAAACCATTTTATATCTGTTTATCTCTCTTAGACCTCCTGGAGTGGAATCGTCTACTTTTTCTACGATGCGATATATCCTGTCTTTAGTGACTTCAAAACATTCTGAATACATAATTGGTTATTTTTATTGGTTAATTTTAAATTAAGTAAGGGCTACTTACTTCTGGAAAATATTGG